TATAGAGAATATGATTACCTTTAGTACACGTAAAAGAAACATGCATGGTAATACGAGTCGAAGTGGTATAGATACGAATGATGGTCTAATGGAAGTACACTTATATGTTCCTGATACACTATTATCTCAAGCAAATGTGCAATACAAGAATGAAGGTGTTGGTGCAATACAACAAGCGTTAGGAGATGTGTTATCAAATCCTAGTGAAGCACTTAAAAATCTAGATGGTTCTGCACTAGAGTCTGTTGCTGGTAAGATGGTTCTTGGTATGGCAAATGGAGTAACAGGTGGTGCTTTAGGAGCTAAAGCTGGTATTGCATTAAACCCTATGAGAGAAATGATGTTTGAGGGTATAGGTTTCCGTTCATGGAACTTTACTTACGAGTTGTATCCTAGAAGTCAAATGGAAGCAGATACTATCAATAAAATTATATATGCATTCAGAACTGCAATGTTACCCGATTCATTTAAAATGGACTTATTTGGTAAAGGTGATTCAGATACAGGTACAGATGGAACTACTTTAGCAGATACGTTCTTTAACTATCCAAATGTATTTGATATTTATTTTGAAGGCCCGATAGCTTATAAGTTAGATGGGTTCCTTCCAGCAGTTTGCACTAAGTGTGACGTTGACCATACAGGTGGTCAAAAGTTCTCAGTATATCGTGATGGTCAACCTGTTAAGTCTACTATGACACTAGAATTTATGGAGATAAGAATACTAACTCAACAAAACTATCAAGCGGTTTCTCCCGTATCTAATAAGGGTGGTGACCTTAAGTCAAAAGATAGGTCAATTTATGAAGGTAACAAAAGAGACGAAAATGGGGATTGGAGAAGGATATCTCATAAGGAGATAAAGGAATCTTGGATGAAAGCAACAGGCACAAATGGTGAGGGTGGATAATGGCAAGTGAATATTTTAAGAACTTTCCTAATGTTGAGTACACACTTAGTAGTGGTAAGGTAATATCAATCAAAGACTTTTTCCGAAAGTCTAAAATAGAAACCGAGGCGTTAGATGGTCTTGTTTCATATACCTACTATGAAATACAGGATGGTGAGAGACCCGATGTAGTTGCAACTAAGTTGTACAACAATGGTGACTTACATTGGACACTATTTCTTGCAAACGAATTTACTAACTACAATGATTGGCATAAAGACAACCAAACCTTTGAGAAATACATGAATGAAAAGTATGAAGGTCAGTACCTAGTCGGAAATGAAACAACAGATATCGTATCATCAACTAGTAAGTTTCTACTAGGAGAACAGATAACTTCAGCAGGTAAAGAAGCACACGTAGTTAAGGTCGACCCAACTATGAAACGTATTGGTGTTATAGGAAATGGGTTTGTTGGTAATGATGTGGTGACAGGAAGTGTTAGTGGTAAGTCAATGACTGTACTTAATGCAATAGAACAAAGAGATGGTATTGCATATTATAAAGACACCAATGGAGTTAAAAAGAACTTCTTTGAGAATGGGTTCTCTTCTGTATCTTTCTTTGATGAAGAATGGGAAACAAACGAAGCAAAAAGAAAAATAAGAGTAATACGTCCCGAATTAATACAACAAGTTGTTAGTGTGTTTGAACGTATTATGTCGGATTAAATATGAGTAGTAATTATAGAACAGGTGAGTTTTTCATCGATGCAATATCTATTGTTACCCAATCGGGTGATATTGTTGATATCAGAAATGTTACAGCTGCCTTTCAATTATATGAAAGTATCTACGATATGTTTACGACAGGAGAAGTGTCTTTAGTTGATACTCAAAACATACTTAGAACCTTTGAATTTACAGGTCAAGAATTCATAAGAATATCTGTGAGACAAAAAGAAGGACTAGAAGATAAATCGGAAAGAGACTTCTCTATAGATAAAACCTTCAGAATATATAAGACTTTAAATGTTCAAAAAATAAATGAAGTAACACAAACATACACATTACTTTTTGCAGACCCAAGACTTTTCCAAGCAGAAAAGACAAAGGTATCACAATCATTTTATGGTTCATATTCTGCCATGGCACTTGGGGTAATGTCAGACATTATTAAATTTACTCCTGAAGAAACAGAAGCATGGGTAGATACTTTACCTGCTAACTTTTCATTTCTTGCACCTGATTGGACTGTTAAAAAAAGTGTAGAATATTTTGTTGAAAATGCAAACACTTCAACCGAAGCACCATTTAGGAATTCATGTTTCTTCTATCAAACACTTAATGGTGGATTCAGATTTCATGACATAGGTGAGATGTATCAAAGGGTACATCCTGTAGTATTCTCAACTTCACCTAAGAATACAGAATTAGACAGTATGAATGCAAACATCAATTCAGCAAAAGGTTTAAATACACAAATTTTAAAGTACGAACAACCATCAACATTCAATACCTTAGAAGGAATACGAAAAGGTTTATATGCATCTACAATAAGAATATGGAATCCTATAGAACAGAGATTGGATGAAAAGATATATGATATGTCTCAGACATTTGCAAGGGAAGGTCATATGCATAACCCCAATGTTCATTTAGATGCACCTGAAATAGTTATGACAACTGATGATGCAATAGGTAATGAAGACCAATCATATTCACAAACAGATGCAGAACCAGCTCTTAACCAAGCATACGATAGTTTAGTAATAAACGTAGACACCATGAAACATGCATTTGGTAATGCAAAAAAATATGAAGATGCAGAGAGTTTTCTTGGAGAAGTTCATGAAGACAATTCTATATTAGAAAGAAGAGCTCTTTTAGAATTACTTAAACAAAATGTGTACACTGTTCAAGTTCCATTCAGAACTGATTTAACTGTAGGAACAGTTGTGCGTCTTAATATACATGAACCCGAAACTAGTAAACCTGAAGGAACGGGTGATAAGAAGAATGATAATAAATATTTGATAACTAGTATGAAGATTACTGGAATACCAAAAGACAATAAAGGAACCATTACTATGGATTGTGTCAGAGAAGGTATTAGTAAAAAACTACAACCGAGTATTTCAGAATGACAAACCAAACACACCCAAGGATGATGAGTTTCTATGGAGTCGTAGAAGATAGACATGACCCTATGAAGATAGGTAGAGTTCGTGTTCGTATACATGGAATTCATACTCATGAAAAGGACAGGATTGCAACACCCGATTTACCTTGGGCAACTGTAATACTACCAACTACTTCTGCAGCTTTATCAGGATTTGGAACACAACATGGACTCGTAGAAGGGTCTACTGTATTTGGTTTCTTTAGAGACGAGTCTCAACAAAACCCAATCATTACTGGAACAGTAGTGGGTATCCCACAAGAGGGGATGAAGGTTGATGTAACTGGTAAAGAAGTTGGACGTAGTGTGGAGTCAGGATTCAATGACCCAAGAAGAACTGGTGAGGGAACTAGTGCATATGATGGAACTATCGATGGGGTTGCATCAATAGAAAAACCTAATAGAGGTTGGGGACTAGAAGTAGGATTAGACGAGTCTCCTCAGATACCCGAAAGTGTAACATTAAATTACTATCCAAAAAAAGACAAAGACACAAATAAAACTCTTGAAGCTTCTACTATCACGGAACCAACAACCAAAGAAACACCTTACTACCCATTAGAGTTTGGAGTAAGTGATGTAGACATCCATGCAAGAGGTGAGATAACATATGCAGACAGAGACTTTTCTCTATTGGCCAACATGTCTTATGTCACTAAAGCAAAACCAGTTTACCCATTTAATAAAACCCTGAAGACAGAGTCAGGACATCTACTTGAGTTAGACGATACAGTAGGTGCAGAAAGAATTGCAGTTGCACATCGTTCAGGAACATTCCATTCAATAGAACCCGATGGGTCACAAATGACAAGAGTGGTCAATGACCAATACACTGTAATATGCAAAGACAATGAAGTACATATCGGTGGTAAAGTAAATGTTGTGATAATGGGTGACTCTAATATTAAGACATATGGTGATGTTAAATTGAAGGGTTATGGTAAAGGTGAGATTGATGTTACAGGAACAATGGATATTAAGTCAGGTGAAAACATGACTATTCAATCTGCAAAAGTATTGTTCCTAAAAGGTCAAATCGTAACAGAAGGATAATTATAATGACATATGAAAACGCAGTTGTTACACCAGGCTTAGTTGTAGCTGAAACTGCAAATGCATTAAAGGTTGTATTACCTACTGCACTTCCATGTCCGACTGAGGACATATTCTCTATACCCTCAGTAGAAGATTTACTAAAACCCCTTTTAGAAATTGCACAACTTCCCAGCAAGTTGGATGCAAAACTAGCTTTGATGAAGAAAGAAAAGGAAGAAGAGATAGTCCTACTCGTCAAGAAATTACAGAACCCCGACTTAACTGCAGAAGAAAGAGCTGCAATACTAGAAGAGATAAGAATTGCAGAAGACTATGTTGACAATGTTATTATGGGTGAACTCTTTGAACAGTTCAGAGACATAAAAAAATCTATTGAAAAGTATTTTGATAAATTACAAAAACTTCTTAGTCCATATTGGAAAGAGACTGAAGGAAAGAAAAATCTACAACAGGAACTTACAGATGCTATTGATGAGTTGGTTGCAGATTTTCATATGTATATTCCCAACAAAATATCTGAGTTGATAGGGAAAATTGTACCACTTAGTCTAACCATTAACATCCTAGGTTTATCAATTGATATTATTAAAATGATAACTACTCCTTCTTATAGAAATGAGATAACAGACCAAATAGCTGGAAAGAATTTTGTCACTAAAATTATATCTAAAAGAAAACGACTTGCAGAAATTAACAAAGAGTTAATGAATGCAAGGAACATGACTGTAGAAGAAATTGAGGCATTAGAGAAACAGAAAGAACAACTAGAAAAGGAGATACTTGAACTTGAAGAGAAGAGAGCTGCACACGTAGATAAATTCTTTAGTCTAGTACCTAATGCAATTAAGAAGTTTGATGGTAAACTCTCAGAACTTAATGAAGATAGAAAGGCAAAACTCACATGGGACTACATCAAAACAGAGATTAAAGAGTGGGTCACGAATGCACATATAAAAGCATTAGAAAAACTTATTGATTTGTTTGATGAGATATGGGACTTACTTGGATTACCCGACTTACCAATATCATCTATACAAGAACTATTGACAATGGACATACCTGCGTTAATAGAAAAGACCAAAGCATCTCTAAAGAGAAAATTTCAAACTACTGCTAGTGAACTTAGAGAAAAGATTGCAGAGATTGATAAGAAACTGGAAACTGAAACCGACCCTGCTACGATTGATAAACTAAACGAAGAGAAGAGAGAACTAGAACAGAAACTTTTAGATGAGAAGGGAAAGTATCTGAGACAATTGGAAGAAGCAGTACTTGGATTTGAAATACCAATTATAGGAATGACCATTGAAGAGATAATAGGAAAGGATACTCGTACTAATTCAACCCTTGAAGAAAGACTACAAAGGTTTGAAGAAAGATTAGTAGACTTCAAAGAGAACTGGCAACAGAAACTTCTCTATGCATGGGTCAAGTTAATAAAGAAATTCCTACAAGCAATCGGATTAGGTAAGTTAATCGATATGTTATTGTTAACTATGTGTGACTTCCTAAACCTAATTGGAAATCCATTTGCAACTATGATTGCTATACCTAACTTAGATGGTGTAATAGATTCGACCACATATAAACCTACAGTTCGTGTTGCAAATAAGACCGACAGTAGTCTAGACTCAACATTAAAGGCCTCAGATGGAACTGCAGAGGGCAATTCATTCCCTATTGATGGTAATAGTGGAGATTTATATGTATTTGTTAATGGAGTCAGACAAGTTGAGGGTTCTGCAGACAATGAGTTCAGTGTAGTTGGTAACAATATAGTTATGAACACATTATTAGATGAAGGTTTGGTTGTTTGTGCAATTAAGGTTCCAACTGATTAACGGAGTGTTATAAATAGAAGTATGGCAGTTAATATTAAATCAGAAGGCAAGAATGTTGCAACTCCGAACAGGTATAAAGACTTAGATATTTTCTTTACACCTCATCCAGTCACGGGTGACATAACAGTAAAAACTGATACGGATGCAGTTAGACGTTCCGTAAGAAATATTATACTAACAAACAAGTATGAGAGACCATTTAAACCAAATTTTGGTGGTTCTCTTAGAGACATGTTGTTTGAATTAGACACTACACCCAAACTTAGAAGAGCGACAGATAGAATAAAAAAAGAACTAGCTACATTTGAACCTAGGATTGGCAATGTAGAAGTCATTTTTGAAGAGAATGACAATAATGAGGTTAGATGTACTATATTTTATAGTATCAACAATAGTGTCTCAAATCAACAAGTAGAATTCACATTAACAAGGGCAAGATAATGACAGTAAACAGTTCACAAATAAACGTAACAGATTTAGACTTCGATAGTATCTCTGATAATCTTAAAAATTATCTTAAAGGACAGGACAAATTTAAAGACTATGACTTTGAAGGTTCTAGTATGTCTGTTCTTATTGACCTACTCTCATATGCATCACATATTACTGCAGTAAATACAAACATTGCAGCCTCAGAATTGTTTTTAGACTCTGCACAATTAAGAAAGAATGTAGTGTCTCGTGCAAAAGATTTAGGTTTCACACCATCATCAGAAGTGTGTGCAAGTGCAATAGTAGATGTAACAATCAACGATGTTAGAAACCCTGATGGAACTTACCCGACACCCACTCAGATGACTATGCCTAGAGGAACTATTTTCTCTACAACCTTTGATGGAGTTAACTATTACTTTGTGGTCACATCTTCAGTATTACCATCACAAAATAACACAACTTTCTTGTATTCAGATGTAGAAATAGTCCAAGGGACATATGCAACAGACCAATATGTAGTAGATACTCAAATCAAAAACAATAAGTTTGTGTTATCAAATGGAAGAGTAGATAAAGCAAGAATGGTAGTAAGTGTAAACTCAGATGGTGTATCTGAAACTTTTGCACTTGCAACAGATGTATCTGCAATCAAATCTACTTCAGCAGTTTACTACACTCAAGAGAACGAAGAAGGGTTTACAGAAATATACTTTGGTGACGGAGTACTGGGTAAAAAACTATTAGATGGTGATATCATAAGTGCAACATACATTATGGTAGATAACCAACATGCTAATGGTGCAAAAAGATTTGCACAACAATCTGCAATCAATGGTTATGCAAGTTCAACTGTAATTACTACCTCTAATGCAAATGGTGGTGCAGAGAAAGAAAGTATAGAGTCAATTAAGTTTAAGGCAAACAAATTTTACACTTCACAAAACAGACTTGTGACACTTAACGATTACAAAGCAAAAGTACAAGAGTATTATCCGAATGCAGATGCAGTTGCAGTATGGGGTGGAGAAGATAATGACCCACCTGTATATGGTAAAGTGTTCGTTGCACTTAAACCTAAGAATGCAGATTACTTATCAGAAACAGAGAAGAAACAAATTAAAAGTCAACTTAACAAACTAAATATGTTAACTGTTAGACCCGAATTGATTGACCCCCAAATTGTTAAAATACTTATCTCAACAGTATTCAAGTATGATGCATCTAAAACAGATTTATCAATAGGTGAATTACAGACATTAGTGACTGGTGCAATCAACGAGTTTGATAAAAATAATCTAAAAGACTTTGATGCAATCTTCAGACATTCAAATCTATTAAAAGCAATTGATGATGCAGATAGTTCAGTTCTATCTAATACTACAAACATTAGACTTAGAAAGGCATCCGAAGCCAAGATTAATCAAGAAGTAGGTTATACAGTAGACTTTGGTAATGGATTTAACAATCCCCATTCAGGACACAATAAAGATGCTGGTGGTATTACAACTAGTACTGGTTTCATGGTATCGGGAGATTCAGTCAATACACAATATTATGACGATGATGGAAGTGGTAATCTAAGACGTTACTATCTATCAGGGTCAACAAGAGTTTATCAGGATAATGAAGCTGGAACAGTGGATTATTCTAAAGGAAAGATTTCAATCAATGCCATCATGTTTACCTCAACAGTAAACGTTGATAGTACGATTGACTTTACAGTTATCCCATCAGGTAATGATGTAGTTGCAATTAGAGGTTCTCTAATTGACATATCAACATCTGATGTTAAGGTGACTGCTGAAGTAGACACCATCGCAAGTGGTGAAAGTAGTGCTGGAGTTGGGTATACATCCACCTCTAGTAGTTCATATTAATATGAATAAAGTGGTCTGAGATGGTAGGTTCCATGCTCAGAGTAGCATTCCATTAACTTGGTTTTTATAGGAGAAAAACAAAATGGCAGATAAAAAAATAAGTGCATTAACATCAGTTTCAGATAGTGATATCGGTGCAGATGATTTATTACACATTGTAGATAACCCAGGCGGAACACCTGTAAACAAGAAGATGACTATTGGTCAACTTTTTGAAAACATTCCAACTCACCTTGCAGTTGATGACATTACAACTTTGTCTTCAACAGCATCTAACCTTGCTAGTTCTTTTGCATCTGCATTAGACCTTTCAGGTGCGTCAGCTGACGTTGCATTTACATTAGATGACGGAACAGACGTAGGTCAGTTAAAAATCATCTATAACAAAACTGAACCAGCTAGTACGTATATGGCAGACATCACAGTAACATCATGGGGATATTCTTCAGATACTACTGAACAGATTAAGTTAAATACACTAGGTGATGCAGTAATATGTTTTTGGGATGGTTCCAACTGGTTCCCTATCTCAAATCATGGTGCAACATTAACTTAATATAGGATATCCATAAATGTCACATACAGATTATGTCAGTGAACGTTTAAGTCACAGACTTCCAACTTTATTACCCGAGTACTTAAAGGAAGAAGCACCTGCGTTTGAACAATTCATCCGTGCATATTTTGAATTCTTAGAAGCAGAGATAATTACTCTAGATTCTCAGAGTGACATTGATGGTATTTTATTAGAAGACAGTCAGGGTTCCATCTTTTTGGAACCCGACACTGTTGGTGCAACACCCGACAAAGATATTTCAAAGATTGTCAATGAGTCATCTATTGGAAACACTAATTCAACTGCAGACCCATATGTTGTCGGAGAGTACATCTTCGGAAAGACAACAGGTGCAGTTGCACGTATTGAAGTCATTAATAAAAATGTCTTATACGTCAAATCAATTTCAGGAAATGGTTTTAAGAATAATGAAACCATTGAAGGTAGGAACACAAAACAAACTGCAGTAATTAAAACATACAAAGAAAATTCTATACTTGCAAATAACAAGTTACTAGACTATTCGGATATCGACCATACTTCAGAAGAGTTTCTACAATATTACCAAAACGACTTTATTCCATCATTAGATTTATCATCTACTCAGAATAAACGTCTTACAGTTAAAAATATAAACGACCTTTATCAAAAGAAAGGTACTGCAGAATCTTTACAATTCTTAATGAGAATAATGTTTGGACAGGATGCAGAGGTCAGATATCCAATTGACGAGACATCACATGTCTCCGAGTCACAATATAGTCAAAGAAGAAGGATGGTGGTTCAACTAACGAACTCACAACTACTTCCAAAGTCAACAGATAAAATACAACACCTAAGAAGTTCAGATTCGTTTGTTCTTGCAGAGTCTATTATAGAAAAGGTGTTTACCTTAGACGCTGCAGAAGGTATCTATTCATTAGAGATAATGGATAACCATGTTGGAACCTTTGAGAAAGGTGTACTCGTTACATTCCTTGACAGAGACGGAATAACAAGTTATACTGGTACAACATTAGGTGTAATGAATGGAGTAGATTTCAATGAGTCATCCATCTATATTGAACACGATGATAGTGGAGTCATATCTACCGAAGATGGTGATGGTATTCTGTTTGAAGAAACAGGTGCTGGTTCACTATACACATTAAACGATAGGATTAATTTTGTTGGTCAGAAACTAGACTCAGGTGTAGTTGAAGCAAAATCAATAGTTGATGGTATCACTTCAGGTGGTGTCGAACACATATACATTGAAGATGGTGGAACAGGTTTCCATAACACTTATAGTGCAACAACTAAAGGAACAGTTGATAGCATGAGGTCAGAGGATGGTGAAGACTATATTGTCATGGAAGACAGTGCAAACATCATTACCGAAACCTCTAAAGCATCTACACTAGTATCATTTGACAGTGCATTAGACACTGCAATAAAGGAAGGACACACTGTATTTGGAACTAATGTAGATACAGTAAAAGTAGTTTCCATTGCAGACGATAGGAAATCTATAGTTGTTTCAAAACCAATATCTTTATCTACCGACTCTATAATTCAAGTCGGTCTACCTCAAATGGTAGTGTTTGATAATACAGATACAGGTGGTTCGGGTGCAGAGGCCTTTATCGGTTCGGTTGGTGATGAAGTAATACAAGAGAATGCATCACACTATGGTCAGTTTACATATACTGCAACTGCAAACCAAACACTATTCAATGGTAAAGATGATTTAAATAGAAGAATGTTCTTCAATGATGGAACAGTTCAAGTGTTTGTTGATGGTGTAAAAAGAGACCCGTTAAATGCAACATCAGGTTATACACATAAGAACGATAGAGTGACATTTATCAATGGTTTATCAGCAGGTGCAATAGTAGACATATACAGAGAGTTCAATAACGTCTTATACGAAGACGGAACACGAATGAACTTAGAAACTACTGAATCTAATATCAGAAGTATCTTCATAAACAACCAAGGAACAGGTTATAAAATAGTTCCTAAAGTATATACAGGTGGATACATTTATTTTAAAACCTCTGCAGAAGTAGAAGAGTATGCAGTAGGAGAAGGTCTAACAGGTGGTACATCAAATGCAACTGGTAAAGTATTAAGACTTGAATCTAAAAATAAGAGAATAGTAGTATCAAGAGACTCAACAGATACAGGAACGTTTGTAGCAGGTGAATTAATTAACGGAACAACTGCAGATAACGCTGCAACTCAAGTTAATGTAACTAGTGGAACAGGTGCAAAGATATTTGCATGGTCAAGTAGTATCGGTGGTATTACCTCAGTCAACTTTGAAAGTCAAGGATATAACTTTGATTCAAATGGTGTGTTAGGTTCATCTTCACAACATAATATGTTGATTGAAACACCGACTGCAATTCCAACAAAAGACTTAGTACTAACTGGACAAGTATCAGGAACAACTGCAACTGCAGTATCTTATGATGCAGATAGACACATACTAAAATACTCATCATTAGATGGAGAGTTTGTCGATGGTGAACAAGTAAAATTCAACAGTTCCGATTATTTCCATATCCTAAAAACACAAAGATTTAATGGTCAAGGTGTTATGGGTGGTGAAGGAATTATCGAAAGACAGTTCTTAGGAGATAGAGGTCAAGCAAGTTCAAGTGTTGCAAATATACAAGATGGATATCTCTATCAATCTCACTCATATGTTATCAAAGTCGGTGAGTCTATTAACAAATACAGGTCAGCAGTTAAAGACCTACTTCATCCAGCAGGACACATCTTCTTTGGTGAAGTTGCAATTAAAAATAACATATCTGCAGTACCTGAAAATCAATTTAAATTTATACCTACTATTGTAATACATGGAGAACCTACACTAGGTGTAGCAAATGCATTTACAAATTCAAGTAGAAAGATACAGTTATACACACTAGACTCTGAAATGAATGACCCATTTGTTGTTCTTAGAGCATGTGGAATTCCTACTGCAGAAACCGACCCAAGAACTGGTGGTTCTATAACTGAACCAAGAACAGAATATGGAGACTCATCACATAGAAGTCGTCATATGAATATTCTGAAAATTGTATCTAAGGATATGGCAATCACTCAATCTTCAGCAAGAAGTGATGGAGTAATGTCAGTATTAAATATTGCAACTGCAGATAATGGTTATCTTAGAATTGAAAGTGAGAGAAGACCATCCGACCAAGGTAAGGTATTCCAAATATGGGAACCTAACGATGAAGTATTAATCCTTGAAAGTGGTGGACTTATAGAACTTGAAGAAGAGGCTTGCATCTTAAGGTTTGAACCCGATAAGGATGCAGAAGTTAAAGGTGACTATGGTGAGAGAATCATATCTGAGGATGGAACAGAACTTCTACGTTTAGAAAGTGCAACAACAGTTGAACCAGTACACTACTTTACGTCAGAAAGAAACATTGAGTACACTGGAAAGTATATGTATTTTGAAGACCACGATAGGATTGTATCTGAAAGTGGGGAACCATTCATTCAGGACGACAGTAATGGTGGTAACTTATCATCATTTGTTCCACTTGGTAGTACAATTAGAACTATAAATACAATTGCAAGACAAAATACATATGATATATCATATTATTTGAAAGATGAAACTGATAATGACGACCTCGTATTAGAAGATGGAAGTGGTAATGTAATGATTGAAGGTGCAAAGTCCGAAGGACTAAAAATATCTGATTTAGACAACATGTATCCGAAGTTTTACGTATCGGATTATGAAAATCATCAACGAAAAAGAACAAATTTAACATTTAGTGCGTATATAAAGTCTGCATAGTGTTATAAATAGTATTAAATATCTTAGGAGATAAAATAAAATGGCAGCAATAATTACAGAAAAGTTTAGAGTACATAATGCTAGACAATTCAAAGAAGATTTTGGAGAGGCAGCTTCAAACACTTATATATTCATAGGACGTTCATATCCATGGACTGATGATACAGTTCCACCAACACCTGCCAATGCAGTTGGTGAAGAAATTGATGCATGGTCAGATATGATTGCAATGAAGGAAGTAACTTCTGCAGATGTATCCCATGGTTTAACAAGATATGATTGGGATATCAATGGTGCAACTAAGTATGATGAATATTCACATGATATTTCATCTGCAAATCCATCGTCAGCTACAAGTGCAACTAACTTGTATGATTCAAGATTCTTTGTTATAACAGATGACTACAATGTATACAAATGTATTAGAAGTGGAAGAAATTCTTCAGGTGTTGTTGTTAACTCAACAGAAAAACCTACAGGAACTAGTCCAACTTCTCTAGTAACAACAACTGATACCGACGCTGCCACAGGTAGAGGTTATATTTGGAAATATATGTATACTGTAACTGCCTCAGATACAATCAAATTTGTAACAAACGACTTCATTCCAATTAAAACATTGGGTGCTCAAACAGAAATCAAAGGTGATTTAGGTGCATTCGGTTCAGCAGGAACAGATGATGGTTCTTCACAATACGATGTTGAAAACCAAGCAGTAGATGGTGCAGTTCACCATGTACACGTAAGTGCAGCTGGTTCGGGTTATAATGGAAACAGTGGAACACATAACTACACTAATGTGACTATCGATGGAGATGGTTCAGGTGGAGTATGTACAGTTCACGTTGTATCAGAACAGATTTCACACATTACAGTAACAACGCCAGGAACAGGATATAAACGTGCATCAATTGATATTGCAAACATATCAGGTATTGGTAGTGGTAGTGGTGCAAGTGCAAAAGTTATCATCTCTCCTTTATATGGACATGGTGCAGACCCAGTTTCAGAACTAGGTGGAAACTATGTAATCGTAAACTCAAGATTAGAGTTTGCAGAAGGTTCGGGTGATTTCCCAACAGATAACGATTTCAGAAGAGTTGGTTTAATACAAGACCCATTCAATGTTGGAACAACAACAGTTGCAACAGCATCTACATTGACTGCATATAACCAGTTCTCATGTTCAAGTGTTGCATCTTTAAGTATTGATGATACTATATTGAATGCAAACTCAAATGGAGCTGCAGTTGCAGTTGCAAAGGTTGTGTCATTAAGTACTTCAGGAAACATAGTTAAATACACTACTATTGCAAATAGTGGTGGTGAGTATGTGAACTTTGCAAACTCAGACCAAGTTTATGTAGATGGTTCAAGTGTTGCAACAGCAGTATCACTAAGTGCATCACATCCCGAAGTTCAAAGATATTCAGGTGAAATCATGTATATTGAAAACAGGGGTGCAGTGACTAGAGCAGCTGACCAAATCGAAGATATTAAATTAATTATAGAAATGTAATTTACGGGGTTCTTAGAACCCCAACAAACAATTGGAAATACTATGCCTGAAAAGACAGACTTAAATATATCACCTTATTACGATGACTACTCAGAGGATAAGAACTTTCATAAAGTTCTTTATCGTGCTGGTCGTCCTATTCAAGCAAGAGAGTTAACTCAATCTCAATCAATTTTACAAAATCAAATTGAAAGATTTGGTGACCACATGTTTGAAGAGGGTTCTATTGTTCAAGGAGCTCAAACAGATGTCGACATGGAAATGTACTATGTCAAAGTCAAGAGTGCAAATCCGAATGATAGTGGAACTGCAACATCTGAGACTTATAGAACGTCTTTCCATGGTAAACTTGTCATTGGTCAAACTTCAGGAGTAGTTGCAAAGGTATTATCATCAAGTGCAGAAACTTCAACAGATAAGATGACCTTGTTTGTTAAGTATATGAGACAGGGAACAGATTCTGCAAACTCATTTAAATTTACTGCAAACGAAGAACTTCGTGAATGTCAAGTAGATTCAGGTGGAACATATTCAGAAGTATCAAACAATAACGAATTCCAAGTAGAAACTACAGAAAATGCACCTTGTGGTATCGGTTCAATGGCAAAAATATCAGAAGGTATTATATATCTTAGAGGATTCTTTGTCAAGGTTGATGCACAAGAATTAATACTAGAGAAGTATTCTTTCAAACCATCATATAGAATTGGTTTGACAATTACAGAAAGTATGATAGACTCATCTTCTGATACCTCTTTACAAGATAATTCAACAGGTACATCAAATGAAAACGCTGCTGGTGCAGATAGACTTAAAGTTGGATTAACACTTTCTAAGTTTACCATTACAGAAACTACAGATGCAAACTTTGTAGAACTTGCAAGAGTTAATCAAGGTGTCATTGAGATGAAGGTCAATAGACCTATGTATAATGCAATTGAAAACACACTTGCAAGAAGAACATTCGATGCAAATGGTGACTTTATTGTAACACAATTCACTCAATCAATGAGAGAACACTTGGATAACACTATTAACAGAGGGTTCTATCCTGCTAAGAATGGTGGAGATGAAAGTCAATTTGTTATGCAAATATCGCCAGGTAAAGCATACGTTAGAGGTTATGAGATTGATAAGATTGGAACAACAACAGTTCCATTCCCAAAAGCAAGAACAACTAAGTCACTTGCAAACACTAAGACACCTATTAGACTAGGAAATAAACTAAAAGTTAAAAATGCAAACTCATTTCCCGAGTTTGGTAATGAGCCTTCAGGACAAACACAATCACCTTTCGGTGTTGTAAAGATTTATGATGCAGTTGTAGCTTTAGCAGGAACAGAGAATGCAAGTGGACATATTGGTTTTGCAAGAGTAAGAGATATTGACCATAAGTCAGGAACTTCATCAAGTGGAGTATTTGCAGATAGTTCTATCTTTAACATGTACATGTTTGATATTAAGATGTTCACAAAACTTACTGGAACTGCAAGTGGAACAATCAATGTTGGTGATAAAGTAACAGGAAACGAAAGTAATGCAACTGGTATAGTTGCATATAAATCTAGTAATGACCTTTATCTACATGACGTAATAGGTTCATTCTTAACTTCAGGTACAGAAGATTTAACATTTGGAAACTCAACGGGTAGTTTCTCAAACATATCTGCAGTAAGAAATTATAATATCGATAGAGCAAGGTCTCTATTCCAAGCACCAAAAGTCGGTGGTACTGCACAAAAATTTACTGCAGACATTAGTTTAGATGCAGACAAAGTGTTGAGTGGAACACTTAACATGACTGCTAATAATACAACTGTAACAGGTTTTGGAACAAGGTTCTCTGCAGAATTAAAAGAAGGAGATATTCTAGTTGATGGTGTTGGTAACGAAAGAATTATTGAGTCATTCAATTCAGACTTTAGTGAGATTACTTTAACTGTAGATGCAGCTGCAACATATAGTGGTAATGTAACAAGAAGACGTGCAAAACTAGATGACCAAGACCAAACTGCAAACATATTTGCATGGCCAAGGAACTGGGTTAAGACACATGATGCAGACTTTATAAAAGTAAGAAGACAACAAACAGAACCAATTTCATCTTCAGGTGCAATACAAATATCACAAACAGATGGTGCATTCGAAGCTAGAAATGCAGACAACTTTAGTATATCAGTTGTTGATGTGACTGGTGCAAGTTCACCATCATTATCGAATGGAGATATTCTAAACATAGAAGACTACACAAGTGCATCCCCTACAGAGAATGGAGATGGTCAGAACCTTTCAATCTCAGGATTTGGAGCTGCAAATGATGATGTCATTCTTAAAGTAACATACTCTATCTTAATTGCAAACCCTTCTGCAAGAAGTAAAGACCATAGAAAAGGAAGAGTTCTAAAAGTAAGTGGAGATAGAAGTGGTTCTTACACTGGTGTGTATGGTTCTGCATTTGCAGATAAAGAAATTACACTAGGTGTTGCAGACGTATTTAAAATACATGCTATCTATGAAGGAACAGGGGGAACAACACCTCTTTCTCCTAACGCAACATTTGCTAATACAGTAGGAACATTTGTAAACCATGAGACAATTGTAGGACAAACATCAGATGCACGTGCAGTCATTATAGACTTTAACGCAGGTGCAACATCATATTACTATATGATATCAGGAGTATTTACAGAAGATGAGTCTATTGTAGGACAAACTTCAGGTGCAACAGGAACAGTAGATAGTGTATCACAAGGTTCACCAAATATTAAAAACAGATACTTCTTTGACAATGGTCAAAGAGATGGTTACTATGACTTAGGTAAAATATCACTTAAGCCTGGTGAACCAGCACCTTCAAACTCTATTATTATAGTGTTTGATTACTTTGAAGCAGGAGCAGGTGACTTCTTTGACGTTAATTCTTATGACGAGAGTCTTTATAAAGAGATTCCAGTTTACTCACCAAACAAAGTAGACTTGGGTGGATTAGAACCTGATGGAACATTTGAACTTTCAGATTGTGTTGACTTTAGACCTGTAGCAG